ACAAGATTCAATCCGTGCGTCAATGGAAGGTCAAATGGATCACCAAAAACGTCCCAGTGATATAGAGATTTCACGCCAGAAGGAGAAATTACATACCCGCAAATTGGATATTCTATATCTTTATTGATATAACAAATTTGAAATTCCCAACCAGCGGCAGTTATACATTTTCCCCCAGCATTGACAAAATCAAGAATTGTGAGCATTCAATTTCTCCATAGCAAATTTAAGAGATTCATTTAACCTATCAATAAAAGTAGTATCTTTAGAGCGAATAAGGTTTTCTTTCAATTCAACTATATTTTTATCACAAGGATCTTCTAATACCTTATTCAAAAGAGTATTATTCATTTAGATACGATCTCAAAAATTTTAGTTCCTATAGCAATGAATAACCAAACCCAACCAATAATAAATTTATAATTAGTTTCATTATTAGCAGAAGCAATCCAAACTTGAGAAATGATTATACAAGTATAAAAGAATAATTTACTTTCCATTCTAAGTCCAATTTTCCCAAGATTCTAAATTGAAACTAAGGCGAAGATAAATCTTAGGATCACCTTCATACTTATTACATTCTACCCTAAAACCACCACATTCTGTAGTATAATCCGTTTCTTTAGATTTAAGACATTCGGTTACAGCAGTATTCATTAGTTTTCTAGCGTGTTGGCGAAGTTCATAAATTTCAGGAACTCCATTAGAACCAAACCATTTCCAATTAAGAAAATCCATTACCTTCTTAACTTTTTCGAAGTTGAAGTTATCAAGAATTTCATTAATATCATTGGTTGAATCATTATAGACCGTCTTCTTCGGTTCAATACTCCATCTATAATTTAATTGATCAAATTTTGAGGTTTCGATATCTTCTGGATTTGTCAATAATAAATCATACCAAGGAGTAACATAATCCACATTTAGTCGATATCTAACCTTATCACCTCGTTTATACGCATCAATCAATGATTGAGTAAACTCGTCCGGTTTAACCCGATATTCGATATTTTCAAACCAATGCGGGGTTGGAGTATCTACCCAACCAAAATGTTCTTTTACTTGAATAGTTTTTCCGTCTGCCCATTGCTTAATCAAATCTTTATGTTTATGCGCCATTACTTATTCTCCAATGTTTCAATTTTATGTTTAATACTATCCATTATCTCTAGGATTTTATCAACCTCTTGATTGGTCTTTTGAATCAACAGAAGTTGTTCAGTTTCTTTCTGTTTAGCAAAATAAATCTTTTGCCCAATCCAAACAGCATTGGTAATCATAGCAAGACTTAGTACAAAATAGAAAAGCTTTTCGTTCATATACACCTCAAAAATTCAACAACAAGTATAGTCTACCGTAGAACGAAGAAAAAGTCAAGCGATTAGCAACCTTCTGAATTATCTTCTGGAGAAATTGCTGGAGTACATTCTTGAAATGTTGTTTCTCCATAACGTCTTGAATAATACCATTTCTTATTACAAGTAGTACAAGTCGTTTCTCCAGAGGTAGTATTACCGTCAGGATTGGTATTATTCCCATGCTTATCGTAAATTGGAGGATAATACATGGAAGTAGTCATTCCAATACCGTATTGAAATCTGCAATCTTCTCTTGGGCAATTTGGGTTTGGATTATTCATTGTTAAACCTCGTCAAAATGTCTTTCTAGTTTATGTTCTTGAATATAAGAACAATAATCAAAAGTATGAGATTCTCTAACTGTAGCAGCAAAATAAAACAATAACAATAAACGACTTACTTCATAGGCAGTAATATCTTCTTTGGGATTATACTCATATCGTTTATCTCCATTAGGAAATACAATATGCCCAACAGAAATTTTACCGAAAAAGACGCCAATATCTGCGTAGGCACTATCAATTTTATTTTCCATCATCAACAACTCCAATTATCTTACAATGTTTGTCTCTAGGTAATGCTTTTTCACATTCTTTTATTGAATCATGGTACTCCGTGAGAGGAGATGAAACCATTCCAACAGAAACCACTATACCCAATAAAAACGCTAAAACTATATTTACGACGGAAATAACAAAACTAAAATCATTCATCTTTGTTAAACCTAAAACTTTTCTTCAGTCGTTATCAGAAGTTGGTTAGTTTCTTCGTCAAAAGAAACATTAACCCAGTCATCCTTTGAAATAGGAAATCTATGAATGATATCGCCAGAGCGGAATTCTACTTCTTCTGCCGATCTAAATTTAGAAAATTCTATTCCACCGTAAATATAGTTGTGGAGATTTAGATATCCGCAGTTCATGCCAATACCATATGAATCCATGTAGAAATTAAATACGTCGTACAAAACGTGACGATAACTACCCTGTTCTTCTACATCGCCTTTATGAATCTTAGAACATACATAAAAGAATGCTTTTAGTTTATCATCATAGGATAGATTATCCCAGAACGATTCGGCATCCTTCTTATATTGTTCGTCAGATGCTTCTATTTCTTGGCGCAACTTTTCCATTTCTGGAGAATCAAGCATTTCTTTGAAATTTTTCTTTTCGACTTCGTATATTCCTTTTTCTTCAGACATAAGTTAATCTCCTAAAACATTCCAAAATCTAAATTGTTCAGACAGTTTTTCTATTACGATATATTTCTCATCACTAGTAAGATTTTTCATTCGATTTTCTACTACCTTGGTAATATCATCACAAATATCATCATATACTTCATAGGGATCAAAAGTATTAAGATCATCTTCTGATATGTTAAAAATCCTAAAAAATTCTTCATTATCTATATTTTTTAGAAATGATTCTTTTATTGGTTTTACTTCTTCTTTCTCTAGTAGATCATAAAGATATGTTAAATATGTTACAGATAACCCAATATAATATGTATCTGTTTGAATGCTTCCGTGAATCGCTTTTAGATTATTGATTAGATCAGGAATCTGGTTTCTAAATTCGCTCATTTTCCAACCTTTTTCCAAGAATCATTACGAATATCCAAATCTACAACCTCTCCCCAGATACGCCAGTAGTTGGGGATTTTATCTGGATGGCATCCACGAAAATGTTTCTTATCAATTCCCATCGCATCTGATAGAAACTGTTCCACATCATCCCAATTATAATATTCTAAGGTTTGAGGTTTCATAATTTAATGCCCCAAGATTCTATAAATTTTTTGTTAATAAAAAGTTCAAGGAAATCCGTATAATACATGTCTGTTACGTATCCTCCTGCAAATGTAAATAGAAAGTAGTCTCCTCTTATTCCCTTCACCACTAATTCTTGTCTCAAGGTATCTTCGGAATCAAAGGGGTAAAATACCAATGTATCTCCAATTTGAGGACAAGGAGCAAGTCGGAATAACCACCAGCGTTTAATCCTCCACCACATAAATTTCTATCTTACTTTTTTTGTATACAAACAAACTTATATTCTTTCACGGTTCCTCCAACCAATGGATTCCCCTCTTGTCCTGCTTTTTGACAAGATTCTAATGTAGAAAACCCATCAACAGAATTAAGAGCAACACTATCTCCTTTAGAGAAGGCTCCAGCATAAATAAACATCACTAATACATAACTCATTCATCATCTCCATAAATAAACATCTCAGGAACAGCATCACCCTTTTTCATTGAAATTTCATACTTATTAAGAATTCTATCAAACTCAACGATTCCAACCGTCTTACATTTGAGAGCGTGTTGCCTAAATCCACAACCTTCTGATAATACTAGAGGATAATCCTTAAAACGTCTCCAAGATTCATACCAACCTTCGCTCACAAACATAGCACACCAAAGTTTTTCAAGATGCGTAATCATTATTTTCCTCAATAAAAGAATAATCTTCTTTATCATTGCCATTAACATAAACAGGAATTATGTCATATCCTCTATTCTTCCAATATTGATGGTCAAATTCAGTTTCTATGAATACTGGTCCGACAGGTTCAGATTTTTGATTACCAAAAAGATAAGGACCAAAATTACCATCACCAACAACAAACCAACCTATTTGTTCCATATTATTTACCTAAGAAAAATATCTTGAAGAAAAGGAGTACCCATCTTCATCGTGCCAATAAACATCCTCGTCCCGATATTCTCTCCAAATGTCAGCATACCTTTGTTCTTTTAGAATTTCATCAATGTGATCTAAATTCCTATGCCCATCGTCACGAACAAAACCAGGAGATTTATAGGTTTCTACCATTTCTACAAATTCTTCATACGAAACAGCCTCGCCGTATTCATCAATGATAGGATTATCCTTGAGATATTCTTTCCATTGCTTCCAAGACTTTAGTTGAAAGTCTTCTGGAACTTCTAAAGTCTTGTCATCGCTGTCTTCAATATACCCATATTGTCCATCATATCCTCTGAAGTGGAAAGCCCAACCCCAAGAACTTTTGCCGATGTGAATTTTATTGGAACGATTACAACATTCGCATTTGTTGAATTCTGCGTAAAAGTTAGTGCCCATATTTCACCTCTAAATTTCACTTTATATAAATAGTATATACCCATCGGGTAAAAAAGTCAAGTCATAAAAAATGTCCTTCGCGGATCACCACAATCCCAAGGACTCTAACGCTTAATAGGAGCATCAGCATATGTATTTATTTGTCTATAAAACTACACACATCAATGGAAAATATTATATTGGTCGCCATCAAACCAATGATATAAACGACGGGTATCTAGGATCTGGTAAATGGGTTTCTGGAATAAAAGATAAATTAACTTTATCAAGAGAAATCATCGCAGAAACGAATTCAATTAAGGAATTATACGAATTAGAAGAATATTATATAGAAAAATATTGGAATGATCCCTTATGTATGAATATGATTAAAGGATCTAATGGTTATACTTCAGAGGACAATTTTAGAAAAATCGTAAAAGGAACTCATCCTTTTCAGTCGAGAGAAGATGGAACTTCCTTACAAACGGATCGTGTGAATGCTGGAACTCATCATTTGTTAAAAAGAGAAGATGGTTCTTCTTTAACACAAGACAGAGTGAAAGAAGGAACTAATCCTTTTCAGTCGAGAGAAGATGGAACTTCCTTACAAACTGACCGTGTGAATGCTAGAACTCATCATTTGTTAAAAAGAGAAGATGGAAGTTCTGTTGCATCCGATAGAGTGAAAGAGGGAACTAATCCTTTTCAGACGAGAGAAGATGGAACTTCCTTACAACAAGATAGAGTCAATTCTGGAACTCACAATTTTTTAAAAAGAGAAGATGGAACTTCTGTTTCATCAGATAACAATCTTAAAAGAGTTGCAAATGGAACTCATAATTTTCTAACAAGATCGGATGGAACGAATTTACAAACCGATAAAGTTGCAAATGGAACTCATCTTTTCCTACAAAATAAGGGTTTGGTTCCGTGTTATAATAAACAAGGAGAATACAAACGAATTCCAAAAGAAAAATATCATTCCCAAGTCGGGCTAAAGGAAGATTGGGAATGGGTGCATAATTTGAGCAAAGAAGGCAAGAGAAGAAAACCTTCGTTTTAAAGGATTATTCAAAACTCCAATAGTTTATTAGAAATTTCTTCAAGATCAGTTGCATTCACTGTCAATACATCTGTTCCGATAACCAAACGAAATTCTAAAAACGCAGGAACACTAATCAGGACAATAGGAGCGAGGCCATGACACATGAAGGTATCGACTTTTCCCTGATCGTATTTTGATTTTGATTCCTTATCATCGTGATATGTGTCACGGATATGATTCGCATATTGTACATTCTTTTTGATGAATTCTGCGAAAGAGTTATACATAGAAGAATCCATTCTAAATTGAGAGCAAGTAGGAATAGATTCCGCTCTATCATTGAATACACCAATCTGTAGAAATGCGTAACTAACTTGTTTTACAATAATCATTTTATTCACATTGTCCTAATAGCATTGCTTCTATTTCTGTAAACTTCTCTTGTACAGGAAATACTTTACCAGAAGTCAGATGTACGATAGCATTTCCTCTGTAGATTTTATTCTTAAACCGTTCTCCTGTTTCTGGATTGAAGTTGAATGCCATTGGTCCAGTGACCGCAGCAACTTGATCCTTGTGGAACATTATCTTTCCACAAACTTCTTCACCATACTCGGTAATACGAATTGCTGTCAATTTTATAAACATTTTAGCTTCCTCATTTCAATCTACTGTAAAGTTCCAACCACAAGACTATTTTACTACAATTTATAGAAAAGTCAATCGTCCTTGTCCAAGTCCCATGCGTATTTTTCTGCATAATTCAACCGATCCATATGGTCTACAAATTTTTCGCAAAGAGCATACACATTTTTCAGCGAATGAAAATCGTCTCCAGCAAGTTGAGCTTCGAGGTCTGACATCCTATCGGCATTTGCCACGTAATTTACATAATCCTCAAGCGTCATTTCGTTTCTCCAGTTGATTTCTAACTATGGGACTATTGTATCTGAACTGACAGGGAAAGACAAGGTTTTTCTTTCGGGGTTGCCGTAATCATTTTTCAAAAAATATCTTTTGAAGATGTTTCCAAAGCTTGAAGTCCATCTTCTTCTGAATCGAAATACCCATCCACATAATAATACATTGGTTCTCCATTTTGATGTGTCAAAAACGGTCCGTATGCCCCAATCCAATACTTGCCGTCGGACTCAAACAGCGCAACTTCGTTAGTTTCGTTGTGGTATTTTACGAATCTTGACATTTGATTTCTCCAGTTGATTTCTAACTATGGGACTATAGTATCTGAACTGACAGGGAAAGTCAAGGATTTTCTTTCGGGGTTGCCGTAATTTCGCAATGTTGATTTCTTGGAAGCGTTGATTCGCATTCTTCGATTGCTTTTTGTGTTTTTGAAACAACGGTGAATGGTAAACTAACAAAAAGATCAATCAATATTATTGCAAAAGACATACCAAATAAAAATGTTGGAGTATCTTTATTCATCATTGACCTTTTCATATGTCATTTCAAAAATATCTCTACGACAAGGATAGATTTCTTCTTTCACCCCTTTGATAATATAATCTCCCGATTGAGCTATCATTCGTCCTTCAAGAGTTTCAATGAACAAAGTTCCACCCACATTTGGAACAACTTTCTCTTCAACAACGGCATCAACAAACCATTCTGGAAAAGAAATTGCTGCCATTTCGTAATACCAAATAAAGGCATCAATTTCAACTGGTTTCTTGCGATATTTCATTTTGTGATTCTCTTTAATCTTTCTTCAAAAGTTAAATCTTCATCAAGACTTAATTTAGTTAAGTCGTATTTTGTATTTTCTTGGATTCTATCGAATATTGGTTCTTGTGGTTCTTGTTTTCTTTTTAGAATACACCAAATATCAGAACCATAAATTGGATCATCAATCCAAAGATCATATAACTGTCGTAGTTCTTTTACTTCGATTTCTTCATCATCAGAACATCCCCGAGCGAATAAATCATTACAGTTTACGAACAATCCAGTTGTTTTCTTTGCTTCTTCGCACCAATCATCTTCCCACCAATGATTGGTTACAAATATTACCCCATTGATCAATAAATGAGCAAGACCAAATTCTTCTTCGAAGTTTAATTCTTTTTCTGGTTTGTTTGGATATGTTTGAGAACCGTCTTCATTTTTATATTTTCCCCAATCCAGTTCCCAGAAAATGCGTTTTGGGTCAATTTCATATTTTAAATCTGGATTGTATTTCATTTTACAAAATCTCTGGATTGTTTGGAGTATCCAAAATCAAACTAGCAATTATTTCTTTTCTAACTTGAGTTTCAAGCACCCTAGCAAACGTATATACATAAGGATTCAAATCCATCGAACCATCTGGCTGTTCTTTGAGTTTGAATCCTTGTTCCAAAGCCATTCGTTTAATAGTTGATCTGTCAATCATTTACTTTCTCCACAAATTCAATATCAGTTTTCTTGTATCTAAGATGGGTGTGTAATGCCAAACTATCATCCATTCGTTGTAGTAATACAGTTTTTTCTGTTACTTCAATAATTTTTTGTTCTGTTAAACAACTTGCTCCTTGTAGTTTAACAAACCATTTGTCACCAACCTTCAATTCTGGAGGAACAACAAAAGGCGTTGGAATATATGCCGTTTTACTTGATGTAGTTGGTGGAATTCCTGCAAAAGTATGATCTGTAATAGGAGTTCCATTCCAAGGAGCAGTCATTGAATCTGGTAAAGGTTTAATATATGTCATTTGTTCATTGTCTTTAGATTTTAAATATTCTTGAAATTCTTTTTCCATTCCTTCCGAATAATAGACTGGATACCACTCTCCCCCATTCTCCATTTGTTCCCAATCATCTTCAAAATTTCTTCTATATAGACTACCATCATCATCTTCGATGATATGAGATTGTATTGGTTGTATTTTTTTAAATTCCATAATTCTTTTTCATCCTTTAGCAATAACTGCAACATTTACAGAAAAAGTCAAGGTTTATCATTTCGGGTTTCTATTTCTTTTATGGCATCCTTGAGTGTTTCTGAAAAATTCAATGCAGTCTGCTTTGTAAGAATAGTAGTAGTTTGTAGAGAAATGTATCCATTCCACCAAATTTCTTTGGTTAGTTTAATTCGTTGATGTAATCCATTGATTAGCGATTGAACGGAATTTACAATGAGATATAAGAACGGATTGTCAATCTTATGAGTTTCCCAATTCGCTAAAGTTTTCCACCAATGAGTTTTTGCAGTGGTATGAAAATATACTACGATTTCTCCATACTCGTCGGCTTCTATTTCAAGGTCAATCTTATCATCTGGATTAGTACACGAACAATTTACTGAATAAAACTTAGCATCCTTGAAATCGTGAGTTAGCATTATACCTTCTGCTGGTTTTTGATATTTTGATTTAGTCATTAAATTCTTTCTTCCACATATCAGGATAAACTTCTGAGGTCAAGTCCATTACCCATTGGCAAGGATAATGGCGCAAACACGATATTGCTTGTTGTCTAATGTGTTTAGGAACTTTTGGAGTCTTTTTTGGATCAAGTAAATCTAACAGAAACTTTTCTGTTTGAACAACTGACCTGTATCTTTCTGAACTTATAGTCATGATCTTTTCCTATTTTCTCATGGCAGGTCTGAATGAGTATTTCTTATCAAACCCAGCATATTCAATTTTAAATTTATCATCCAACACTACTGGCGGATCAATATCGGGGCTACCATTAATTTGGTTTAACATAAAGTAAGAGATATCCTGATAGATTTGTTCAGCGGGATACATTGATACAAAGTTAATAATATCACCTAGAATCGGAGTATCTGTAGTAAATCTGCCACCCTCAATCACAACTACAGGAGATTTGTGTTTAATGCAGAAATCAAGATTCTTTTGAGAAAACTCGCCCATATAGTATTCAGGAGTTTTCCTAGGATAAACCTCCCATCTACTACGTTTTCCTTTGAGAAGATTTAGATGTTTTTCTACTTCTGTAGAATTTTTATAAGCAGTCCATATTTGAGTTTTTGGATATTCGCTTTTTCTGAATAGAAGAAATTTCTTCCCGCAAACAATCAACCAACGGAAATCGTAATCATATATAGTATTAGCGAGCCTAAGAACAAGATCAACTTCATCATTTTTAATCTTAGAATCATCATTAAAATATATTTGAGAAAGATCGTTTAATAGATGGCGCTCATAGACTACTTTTGGATCAGGACCACCAAAATTTGTAGAATAGAAATCGTAATAATCTTTAAACTTCGTTATAATTTTCATCTTCGGTAATTTCTATATCAGAAGCACCAATATCCCAACCATCCACCTTAATCCAATCTTCGGTTTTGTAGGTGTTTGGGATAGTGTGATAGACAATCATCTTCTCTCCAGATAAACCATGAGTATCAGAACACTCAGAAACTTGGAAACCAATGGATACATTATACTTTTCTAATAACGCTTTGAATTCTTGCTGAAAAGTTTCTTTGTTGTTCATTTTATACCTCAATTTCGTTTACATACGAAACGTCAATAAAATATCTTGAAGATTCAAGACACAATTTTTCTGCCTTTTCTTTATCAGAAAAGACACCTTGAACGGAAGCACCCATTCCACGATCTTCTTCCAGAACAACATACAAAACATCAGGTTCTTTTACAATTTTCATTTCAGTCTCCATTTTTCCAACCACAAGACTATTTTACTACAATCCACAGAAAAGTCAAGCGTTGAGAGGATGATAGGAAAAATGTCTTCCTAAGTTGTGTTCTTGCAAGAATTCTTCTACCTTAAGAGATCCATATAACGTAATGGTAGTTACAAAAAACAGTTGCATTAAGCGAGATAATTCGTAAGGCGTTATATCTTGTTTTGGTTCGTATACAATCCGAAAATTCTTTGTATAGATATTCAAATCACTGATAGGAATATCAGCGGCAGATAGTCTATCACCATCATATTTTTCTTTTACTGTTTCAATCATTGTATGTGATACCTGTCAATAAGTTTATGATAAAAGTCCAATAAAGGACCACAAAGTTCTAACGGAGTTTCTTGGTAATGTTCTTGAAGTAATTCGTGAACATCTGTTATGATTAGTTCAGCAAACTTTTCTTCATTGAATTCTGGATGAATACCTCCCCAACCATCATCAACAATAACAGTTGCTTTTTGTTTCAATTCTTCGAATATATCAATCATAATCTATATTACTTAGTATTCGAAGTGTAATTCATTTTAAACAAAATAGAAAACAAAAAACTAATTCCCCACATTTGCAACCAACCAACTTCTTTCAAAATAGTTACCGCAGGAACCAAACAAGAATTCCAAAGTATCATTATAGGATAAGAAAGCAGAAAACTAAAAAATATAGCAACAACAAAAATTCCAATTATATTTCCAATTATATTATGTATCATATATTTACCTAATTTAATTATAATCAACGTTCCAATGAAATTTACCCAAAATAAAACAAAATCGTGGAGAATCGTACCAGAAAAATTCACAAGCAAAAAATGGTTTGCCTTTCCAAGTATTCCATCCGAAATAATGATTACCATCTTTCATAAGATAAAACATATCTTTCAATGATATATTATCAGGATTAAGAATCAGTCTTGTCCATTACTCAATCGACTTTAAGATCATTCAACATATTTAATGACATAATCACATAAACATCATTCAACCTTTTCAAGAAGTTTTTTTAATCTTTCATTTTCTTTTTTCAAATCAGTAAGATAATTGCCATATCCATTGGTTACGTGTCTACAAGATTCATTCAAACAAATAAAATCTGCTGTTTCCCACAGAACTCCCAAAATTTGAAATTCTTTAGATTGCATGTTCTTTTTAGAAAATTTGTGCATCATTTCTGAAGGAGCAGATACTTCCATTAATACCATTGCATTGGTAGAACCACCACATTTTTCACAATTAAACATTATTCAACTCCAAAATGTTCTTTAATCTTTTCGCCTAACCATTCTCCGTGATAATCATTCTCAACCATTACAGATATACATTCTTGAATAATAAGGTTAGTGAATCTTTCGGAAAATGCAAATGGAATGTACATTCTATCTAAATCGCCATATCTGTCTAACTGATCATCAAAACATTCAGTAATAGCAGATATGGTAAGTTTTTTAATTCTTTCGTTCACGGTAAGTTCTTTAATTCTTTCGTTCATTCTTTAACCTATATCTATATGGAATTTCCTTATCAGACATTTTCTTTTCCTTTTCATAAGTCATATTGAATATGTCCTCTTTACAAAGATAATGCTCTCCTTTAACTCCTGTGATAATAAAATCTCCTTGGCTTACTTCACACCAACCTTCAAGAGTTTTTATTAACCCTTTCCCTTTATAGGAGTTTAAGCAGGTCGCCAATCCTGCATCAGTTGGATCAGAATATATTCGGTATCCTTCATCATACGCTTCGTGATAGTCAAGTACAGCATTGTGATCTCCGAACGAGAACCATTGAACTGCGTCGATTTCTATAGGTTTCTTCCTACATTTCATATTATTACTCGAAAAAGGGGAATTTATTCCCAAAGAAAACAAATTTGCTTGTTCATTTGTTTTCCAAATTTCTAACACAAGACTATTGTAAACGAACTCGCAGAAAAAGTCAAGTAGGAGCATCAACCTCAATTGCCCAATGTACTACTTTCCAATCGCCTAAACAATCTTCAAAAGTATAATTCTCGTCTACGTGGGCTTTTCCAAATTTAGCACACATCTTTTCATACCAAAACGGAAAATAATCTCTACGAATATCTTCTTCCGATAAAACCTCTACGATATCAGTATTATTACTTTCATCAAACCAATTTATTTGAAAATACCGCATCTAATTTCCTTCAGTATCTATTGGTAAGTTGATTGCGAATATTACTCTCAAGAGTGAACATCTGATTCTGAAACATAGAGTTAATTGCCTTAACAAGACACGTTCCAATACCTTCTTGGACAGTATTATGAATGATTTCATTTATTTCGCTTTCGTGTTCATAGATATATTGCTTGATGATTTCATCAACATTTGGTTGAAGCAATTCCTGAATCATCTGATGGATCAACGGCGGTGTGATTTGTTTATTGTTATTATAATGTCCGGTGATGGTAACTTTCTCAGTGAAGAAAACTTCTTCTAGTCCACGATCAATTATCTTCTTTAGGTCATCGTCTGAAAGAAGATCACCTATAGACTCACGAATCCGAGTCTTTAATTTTTCTTCAAAAGTTTCATTAGTTTGAATTTCATTGCTCATTGTCATTCATCTTCCTCATAATTATCATCATATTCAAAAATGTAATTTTTATCTACATATATGTAGAGGTCTCGCGTACTATTAATAGTACGTTTAGAGGTCTCGCGTACTATTAATAGTACGAATTGTAGACCATCTACACCAACTCATTTCTCAAACCACCGTATTTTTGAATTGGTTTTTTCGTATTCTTCTACGATTTGGTCAAGAGTCCATACTTCAGTCGTCTCAAACGTATCTAACCATTTTGAAAAAGTATACCAATCTTCTCCTCTCATAACTGGTAAACTTAATTCTTCACCATAGGGATAATCAGTGCCTCTAATATCAATTCTACCACCAAACCAATACACTTTTATCTTTTCGTAAGTATATTCATCACCTTTTTTTAAGTGTGGGAATACAATAGAATCGCGTTCAAGAATTTTAGTAACAGTTTCTGTGAATCCATTATTTCTGAACCAATCCATAGAAAGCGGACCCATCATATTTGTACTATAAGTTATCATTCAATACCAAAAGTTTCTTTGATGTCATCACGAATAGATTTCAGGGCATCATAGGTCCATTCACACGCCATTTCTCCTGCTGCACTATTGCCGCAAGGTATTCTATAGGTTTCAATCTTATCTATACATTCCTGTACGACAAGGTCGGTGAATTTTTCTAATTCTGAATCATACTGTGTGCTCCAATCAATAACGGCATCTTGCGGTTTCCATTCCTCGTCCCGCCAGAAAATGAAACCTGCCTTTTCTGCTAATTCTCTAGCTTTAGGATTCATTTTACCACCTTTATTTGATAACCTAACAAAGATTCAATCTCTGCTACTGTTAATTCTTTTACTTTAGTGGTCTTCTTGAGAAATTCTTCTTCTGTATATTCTACACCATTCAAATACCAACAGCGAGTACCATCAGAATATTCAATAGCGGGGCCATCTTCCCGATGAAGATCGCCATTCAAGTACCAATAACGACTGCCTTCATATGATTCAACAGCAGGACCATCTTCTCGATGACACTTGCCATTCAAATACCAAGAACGAGTACCATCAGCATGTTCAAAAGCAGGACCATCTATCCGATGACGCTTGCCATTCAAATACCAAGCACTAAGACCATTTGCATATTCAATAGCAGGACCATCTTCTCGGTGGTATTTGCCATTCAAATACCAACCACGGTCGCCATTATCAAAGACTTTTACAGTGTATTCAATCATTTTACCACCTTTATCTGATAACCCAATAATGCTTCAATCTCTGCTACTGTTAATTCTTTAGCTTTAAGGGTTTTCTTGTTGAATTCTTTTTCTGTATATTCTTCGTCGTTCAGATACCAACGACGAGTACCATTAGTAAATTCCATAGCGGGACCATCTTCTCGGTGAAGTTTGCCATTCAAATACCACCAACGACTACCATTTGAATATTCAATAGCGGGACCATCTTCTCGATGCCGCTTGTCATTCAGATACCACCAACGATCACCATTATCAAAGACTTTTACTGTATATTCAATCATTTGACCACCTTTACTGGATACCCTAATAACTCTTCGATTTCTGCTATTGTAAGTTCTTTTGCTTTGAAAGCCAACTTGAGAAATTCTTCTTCTGTATATTCTTCATCATTCAGATACCAATAACGATCACCATTTGCATATTCAATAGCAGGTCCATCTATCCGATGACGCCTGCCATTCAAATACCAACAACGAGTGCCATCAATATACTCACAAGCAGGACCATCTTCTCTATGGAGATTGCCATTCAAATACCAACAACGACTACCATCAATGTACTCACAAGCAGGACCATCTTCTCGGTGACGATTGCCATTCAAGTACCAATAACGACTACCATCAGCATCTTCAATAGCGGGTCCATCTTCACGATGTCGCTTGTCATTCAGCCACCAATAACGAGTGCGATTGTCATCAACTTTTACTGTATATTCTATCACTTTACCACCTTTACTGCATAGCCCAACAAAGATTCAATTTCTGCTACTGTTAGTTCTTTTACTTTAGTGGTCTTCTTGATGAATTCTTCTTCAGTATATTCTTCATCATTCAACCACCACTCACGAGTGCCATTAGTAAATTCACAAGCGGGACCATCTTCCCGATGGAGATTGCCATTCAAATACCAACAACGAGAACCATTGGCATATTCAATAGCAGCGCCATCTTCTCTATGCAATTGACCATTTAAATACCAATAACGATTACCATTATCATTGACTTTTACCGTGTATTCGATCACTTCACCACCTTTCATAATATTACTCGAAAAAGGGGGAATTTATCCCCCTTAATGAATTACTTTAGATTCAACATTGGGATAGAACTTGATCCCATAGTTGTTTGAGGTAGTTTGCCATCCCATCCCCTTGCAATTTCATATTGAACTAATTGAGGACTAGTATTCAACGCTTTAGATTTAGCTTCGATAGCAGTTGCTTCAGCCTCGCCCTTAATTCGTACAGATTCTGCCTCTGCCCTTGCTACTGCTAGTTTAGATTCTGCTTCACCCTTTGCTTCTTCAATTTTCTTTTGTGCTTCCGCTTTCGCAGTTTGAATTTCGTTTTCTCTCAATAGTGCCTTTTGAGTTGCTTCTACCTTAGCGTTAATAGCAGCCCTAACAGAATCAGGCAATCTCAATTCACCAATCCAGTAAATTTGAGAGATAGTGAACAATTCCTTATTTTGTTCTCGTACAATATTTTCAACTTCCTTCATCAATTCCGCCTTGCCTTCGCCATATACATATTCAATTGATTTTGTCGAAGCAACAGAAACCAGAGCATCTCTTACTTGATTTCTAATGAAAGTATCTGTAATTTCGTCAATACCTCTTCGATAGGTTTGAAAGATATTAGCAACCTTATCAGGAAGAACAGCATAAGAAATACCAATATCAGCATTGACCGTTAATCCTTCCTTTGTTTGGAAAGAAAACGATTCCTTTTCGTTCCAAGTATAATTTTGTAGATATGTAGGGAACTTATAAAGTTCTTCGCCAAATCCAATGTAATATCTACCAACTGGTAATACTTGTTCGCTTACACCTTTATCCGTTCCATAAAGATCAATCTTTACACCAACCGATCCAGCAGGAACTGAGGAGCAGTTCGACAGAAGAAGAATACCAATAACAACAAAAACGCCAATAACAAACTTAATCATTTTTCACCTTTTTCTTTAAAATAAACCCAAGCAACAAAAACAACGTGTCCTACAACAAGGAGAAACGCCCAAGTCATACCTAAAACAACATTAATAGTATTAGCAGAAGAAATCAAATCTGGTAGAGTGACCCTAAATGAGAAAAAATCTACCAACAAAATCAAAATACTAATGCCAAACCAACGCACAAACTTTTCAAAATTCATCTTATTTCTCCTTTATCAAAAATTTGTTTGAGATCGCCTTAAAGGAAATGCTAGGGTTTTGAATACATTTAAATACCAATCCTTCTCGTTCAGTAATACTATTCAATTCAGATTTACCTTCGGCATATTTCAACAAGGACTCAATAGAATCAGATATGCCAACTTGTTCAAGAACTGGAACGTGTTTTAATTCTAACGACTCACACAAATGCAATCTCTCAATAGAATTATAGTATTCTTGCTTATCAATATCATAGACATCAAAAACATAGAAATCCTGCCCAGAAATCTTGTATGGATTGCCTTGAATCGAAGTTCCAATAACTTCTCCTTGAATAGCAATATTCTTTCCAAGTAACTTCAATTTAGATTCCAAATCATACTTCTGACACATTTTCCAGAAAGTGTTATCATCATTTGGTTTCAGATCCAAATTTCTTGAGCAGACACCGAAATCTCCATCATTATAATAGATGGTACAAGACGATCCGTCCAGCTTTTCTGAAACTTCAAAATCATATTCTTTGAAAGATTCAAATTCGTCAACTAGATTTTGAATCCGAGGTTGATCGGTCTTACGAATGAAAGACGGAAACAATCCTTTTATTTCACCAGCAAGACAAGCAGGAATGGGTGGTTCGTATTTAATAATACCTAGAGGATAAGAAACATCCAATCCTTCAAATAACATACTATCTACATTATCTAACAGACTTAACGGAAGTAGAAGACCTTGGGATAGAGTACCTCTCAAGCGAACGGTACGCAATCTTTCTCCCTTGATTCCCTCGTATTCTCTTGGTTCATTACCTTTTGATAAGAAGGGAGCAATCTCAGTAGGAATAAAACTATCTATCTCGCAATAGATAACAAGATCACCGACGGCATATTTACCCACAGAATCTACAACATTCCAACCTTGGATTTTATAAGAACAAATCCTATCAGCACCCTCAATAGGAACAACGTCAAGAACTTTTTGAATCGAAGCAAGTTTTCTCATTTTAGTCTCCACTTTTTTAACTACAAGACTATTGTAACTGAAGTTTAGAAAAAAGTCAAGCGGTCATATTGCTGAATCTCAGCGCCTTCTGCCCAAGCGTGGATAGGGTCTGCATGTTTGGGTATTGTCATTATTCTCTCTCAATTCTAATTTTCTTTCTTAACTCTAATGAAAAATTATACCCAGATTTTGGCGAGAAATCCTTTTCAAACATTTCCCCAAGTTTTCTCATAGCATCTAAAGCAAGTTCTTCTGATTCAAAATCTTCTAGGATAAACCTATAGCGTTCGTTATTTCGCAACAACACATTATATGGATCAACCTCAAAATAATATTCAGTATGAATTTTCATTATTCCACTTCCCATTCTTTAATAATAAATTGACCAGAATCATTTTTCTTTTCTTCTGGTAATTCATCGATATACTTTTGGGCTTTTTCTCTCGAATCAAAGACTCTATCATAAAAATCTTCAACAGAAAAATCTACATATACTACAACATATACTTTCATTCTACATCCTGTTCTTCAATGACAAAAGCATTCCAATCTTTAAAAAATTCTGGCATTTCGTCGATACATCTCTGAGCTTTTTCCCTTGAATCAAAAACGCCATAGACGCAATCCTCGTCCTCTATCCACTCCTCATAAACTACGGCATAGACTTTCATTGGTCATCGCCAAAATAATCAAACTCCATTTTTAATCTTTTCGTTCATTTTTCAATACAAAAATGCTGTATAATCTCATCATCTGTTAGTTCGACTGCTTCCATTTCTAAAAATAGAGAAACGTCGTTACCAATAAAGCGTTCTTGGCCAACTTCTGAATACTTTTTGGCGGAATAGAGCATACCTGCTCTAAACGCTTCTGCCACAATCAATTCAGCAATCTCAAAATATTCTTCTTCTGGAAGAATGCCAGTATCGTCACAAATCTTTTTTACAATATTAACGAGTTCGCTGTTCATTGGTCAACTCCAAAACGTAGTTTGATTTCTTCAGCAAATCCACGACCAACGAGGTCAATCATCCCTTTTCCTGCTGTGGCATTACTACACACACCAGCACATTCCTCAATAATCAATTCAGCAAATCTTTTAAATTCCGGCATGTCCCAGTGACCAACACCGAACATATCAGGAAGATAACCTGCTTGTTTAGCAAGTTCTTTAATCTTTTCTTGATTCATCTTTTACTTCCCAACACCAATGTACAGCAATTTTTCGTTCATTTTTGAACCCTCGGAATATCCTCTATTTCGTTTTTTCTGTTAGTTCGTCGAACACCTCGGATGCAAGAAGATTTACTCTCCTGACAATGTCCTCGTAGGATTGCATATTCCCTTTTGGGAGACTGGTCCAGTTACGAATAACCCACAATGCGTGAAGAGCAGGATCTTTCGGTGGTTTGAACTCTGACATTTTGTACCTCGATTCCAACAGTTAAGTAGAAATATATTCTACTACAAAAAAAGAAAAAAGTCAAGGGGAACGGACACTAATCCATACTCCAATCCCAATGTACAACAATGAAATCATTTAAACAGTCCTCAAAACAGTAATGCGAATGTCTTCTTCGGATACAGTGGAAATCCATCCAGATTCACCATCAAATTCGTCGAAGGAATAATATCTCATTAGGTATTCTAAGTCAATCCCATTCCAGTAGCATCATATAATTGAGCGTAAATGGGAGAAGCATATACATCATTCTGATTGAATACATTGAAGAATTCTTGTGCTTCTTCCATTGTATCAAAAAAGAATAAACCTCCATTAAGATATTCATCTTTATCAATTTTTGGTTTCAATGATTCCAAAACAGACTCCCCGATATATGAATCATTGTCATCAAAAGTTAATCCATTATTAATGTAAACAGCAGGTTTGCCTTTTTGAGCAACTGCTAGAGAATTGATAGCATTCCAATCAACGTATTCCGGTTTCATCTTTGTCTCCACGTTTTTTGAACCACAAGACTATTTTACTACAATTTCAGAAAAAGTCAAGTCAAAGAGAACTAACAAACTGACCAATATGGACTTCGTATTCCCTCGATTTCGGTATTTTGTTAAAATATTTTTGCGCTTCCTCAAGCGTCAAAAAATACTCTAACACCTGTTCAATTTTTTGACCACGCCAAAGTTTGTATACACAATATTCCATCTTTGTCTCCACGTTTTTTGAACCACAAGACTATTGTAACTGATCTTCAGAAAAAGTCAAGCGTCCCATATTACTTGAGCAGTTGCTTCGTGAGTTTTCTTTTTCTTGGTATCAAAGTAGACAACTTTTCTTAGAACAGCGGTATGCCCACAACCATCATCAAAATCTTCGTAATAGTATTCAACGACTTTATTTGGTGATCGAGCATAGAAAGGTAAACAGGGTTCAATAGTGTGTTCAATAACGGTATCTGCAAATTTTAGATTATTCATTATTTAAGTATCTATTTTCGTTGTATTGACGCAAATCATACAACAACTGATCAGAAAAAGGTTTTTCAAAAGGTTCTAGATAGGAAAGAACCTTCTTTACCTTACGCCAAAGAATATGACGATCAAGCGATCCAATATGAGGAACCTTGGTTTCAAACGTCTCCCCATGCATATCAAGACTGCCATCCTCGCGTCGAGGGAAGATAGTGGTATTATATCCGTCTAAAAAACATCCCCCATTGGCAACCCATAAACAAACGTGTGTTTCTTTATGAACTATATTATAAGGTTTTCCTTGTTCACCGTAGAAATTACCATGACGCCAATCTTCTGGATTATCTAACATCTTCCAGATTTCATAACACACTGGCGATAGAATTTTCTCAATCATTTTTAAACTCCTTCAATTCTGCCCAAGAGAAGACAACATTGGCTATGTCTTTACGCTTAGATTCACCGAATACCAATTTTCTTATCTTTCCGAGAAAAGTGTTATTTCTCACGTAGGTTACGATCAAAGATGATGTTATTTCTTCCATATCCTCTTCTGAAATATATCCCTTTTCGTGCAACATTAACGCCGTTCTGTGGGCTATGTTGGTGCAATGTTCCTGATACTCAAGTCCTGTGAGCGTCAATGTAATAAATTCATTGCTCATTTTTAATCACCATACAAATTATTAACATAACGCTTTACTTGATCCTCAACTCTATCTCCCCAGAAATCGTAATGGTTACGAAAGAAATCAATTAATGATGATTCAATGTTATCCTTAATAGGATAATCATATTCTTCTGATTCTTTTCCTTCAAGGAGTTCCAGTGTCTTCTCCCTCCATTCTTCTAAGGTTTCGCAAATATGAAATTCTACGTCATCGTAAATCTCATTTGGGCTAATAACGCCTTTCGCAATTGCTTCAAGGCGATAAGCCTCTCTATGGAATGGATCAATCCAATGATATCCAATACTTTCTCTTTCATTGACAGATTCTAATTGATAGATGAACTTCGTATCGGTATCAAATATAGCCAATGCATGTATAGGACCATTACCAGAATCAACTTCATCTGATTCAATATATCTAGTATTCTTTCCAAAACAATTCCAATAGTATTTCTCACCAGACGTTACCCTATAACCGATAAAATCCAAAAACTCTTCAAGAAACATAATTTACTCCTTACTATCCTGCTGCATCGACAATGTTTTCATTATTTGCCGCAATGATTTTCTCGGCAAATTCTACTATATCATTCATACGCTCTGCAACGCTGTCATGCCCGTATGCGTGACCACGATCATATGCTTCGGAATAACAAATATCAAAGACTTTACTAGGAATACCGAACTCTTTACGCATTTCAGAAATCCAGTAATCTACTACCTTTTGTTCATTTTCGTAATATAGTTTTAGTTTTTCTTCATATATTTCTTTGTTTACTTCTGACCTTTCAACATTTTCGGAAAATGTGAGGGCGTCGTTACGATTCTCGAATGTCTGACATTCACCATTCTTATAGGCATACCAAACGTATTCTTTTGCTGGATATTTGGGGAAAGAACTTACGGCATTTTCGCATTCTTTATAAGTGAGCATTTTTATCACCAAGAGCTATTATAATAAACATCCATACCATCTTTAATCGCTTCCAATGCTTCCTCGACGAATTTCAAATCTCTGTCACTGCCGTATTCTTCGCCGTAGTAATTGTAATCCCCACCGAAGAAAAACCCAAAAGTCCTAGTTAGAGTTTTATTCTTGATAGCTGTTCTGAGATTCTTCAAATCTTCTTCAGTTAGTTTAACAGTGTTACCATTGAAATCAGGGTCTTTACCACCTTTTGCGCGATAGAGTTCATCCATCCAACCGTGAAGATAATTGTTCTTACGCCAATACCAACCCTCTTCGACGTATTCTTCTTTTTCCGGAAGATAAAAATCAACCTCAACTCCTTCTGGAATCAGACCTTTCCCAACCTTGTAAGCATACATATCAAGACCCATTTTTTTCTCCTGTAAATTTCAACAACAAGACTATCATACCTGATCAGGCGAAAAAGTCAAGCGTAGATTTTATTTTCATCTTCCGGTAGGGATTCAAGGATTGATGGAATTTCTTCTATTGCTAATGGAGTAAGATTCCACAAATCCATTCCAACATTTAATTGTTGACGATTTCCTTTCCATTTACTGTGGAGGTGTCCAAATAGGTTTATCGATCCGTAATGTGATTTGTTCCATGCTCTTAATGGATAATGACACATAACATAGTGTTTACCATTAATCTTATGATCTAACAAATCAAATACCCTACCATCAAAACAATCAATAAAATCTTGATGCTTTGTTAAATGTACATCGTGATTTCCAGATACGAGACAAAGTTTACCATTAAGGCGTCCTAGGAAATCTACAGTTTCTTTAAGTTTTCCAAAAGAAACATCTCCAAGAATAAAAATTTCATCGTTCTTAGAAACTTTAGAATTCCAACGCTCAACAATGGTATCATTCATCAATTCTACTGAAGAAAATTGACGAGCATCAGGTTCATATTCTAATATTTTTTTATGAAACGCATGAATGTCGCTTGTAAAGAATATGCTCATAGTACCTCGAATAATTCTGAAATATCGTATTGAAATCTTTGCTTCATTTTTTCTACAGTTTCTTCTGGAACATTATGGATTGATCCAAAATTGTTCTGACAAAGAATTACAGTTGGAATGATATTATACTTCTTAGCAAGTTCAAAATAAGGTTTTAGTTCTTTCTTGGTTGTGAAGGTATTGGATACAACTACCATTTCACCTTCAGCTAACACTCTATCAGTTTGTTCTTGACACCACTTATGAGCTTGTCTAAGTTTTGAAGCATCAAAATTATAATTACCATCCGAATCTATAAAATACATATCTGCTTCAAAATGTTCAGAAAAAGGATATGCAAAACTCATATCGCCAGCAAGTGTACTTTTGGACGAACCTGGCAATCCTCGAATTAAAATCATTCTTTTAGTCAAGATAGTTCTCCAAAAAAGTACGAGTAAAGTTTAATCGAGATTGTTCATCCATTTCAGAAAATACTTCTCTGTTTTCTTTAATATGTCCGACCAAGGGATAGTATTCTTCATCAATCTTACTCAAGTCACCATTTAACAAAGAATCAATATTTTGCTTACGAGCAAACAATTTGTTAATCAAGTAATATGGAGATTTTAATTTAAACGATTCCCCATCTTTTGTGTATGCAACATAACCTTCATGTTTTACCTTCTTAACTCTTTCCTTTAATTCGCCTAGAGTAGTATAAGTTGGAACTGGAACATTCCACAATCCCAACATATAATATTCACGATCAAATTCAGAACTACAATACCAATCCAATCCATAGTCAACCATCTGAGAAATTGACGTGGAATGGGATATTTTATCATTATAACCATTATCTCTTTGACCCAAGAAATACACTCCTTCTTTTTCTGGAATAATATGAGGATCAGAAGAATGACAAATTTCAAACATAAAAGTAGTATTATGAATGAAATTCTTCTCAGGAATTGCTTTTAATATCATTTCCCTTGCTAACTTAGCATAATCAGAATCCAAAGATCCAGTAGTTGCAACTACAACACCATCTTTATACTTTGATGCCGTTGCCATAAATCCATTATACTTCTTGATTGCTAAGACCTTTTCATCATCAGATAATACTGGAGAGTTCTTTTCTATTCCGTAATTATAGATTTTATCGAAAGGATGAACAATAATGTTGAAATCTTTATCTACTACCAGACCACGACACTTTTCAAGATAACGATTCCAAAGCCCATCAAAAAAGACTTTTCTTTTATATTTTAATACAAATAAATCAGTATAGGATTCAGATTTTTTCATCTGAACAAGATTAGAATTGTTTTCTACATATTCTTTGAGTTGTGACTGTAACATATTTACGCTCCTTAAACAGAAAGTAAATCATACTACAGTCTTGAGAAAAAGTCAAGTCCAGAGGGATCTACGCAGACGAATAAGTTTTATCAACATTTCTTCATCTTCTTGAAAATAATCCTCCTCGATTTTATTCATAAGATCATGAATCCTTCTGGTTTCTAATTTTTCTTCTTCGGTTTCTGGTGTACACATATAATCCCAAAGGCTATCGCCGCTATTGGTTTTTGTTTCGTAACGGGCGTTCCACCCAGAAACTTCATAAGGGTCGGGTCTATTAGGTCTGGTGAATTTCCACCAATGGTAGAGTTCAGAGATTTCTTGAGCTTTCAGAGATTGTTCAGTAGGTTGACCATATTCTGGATCATCTTTACTTAATCCCCAAGATTCGTCTTTGATAAGAGTAGTTTCCCAATCAAGATAATCTAGACCAGATTGAGCATTTCTCCAAGTTCTGCTCTTAAACCAACCTTTTGAATGCCAAGGCGCATTATATTTTACTGCAGAAGCTTCATCGCAAATGATATTTTTCCATGCAACTTCCACCTCGACAAAATTCACAAGCTCATCAAATAAACAATGAAGAATTCTTTCATCTAGTTCGTGCCATTCACCTTTTTTCAAATTGGACGTGAGTTGATGAGTTTTGGTTACAAATCTATTAACTAACCAATATTTCACAGAATAGAGTTTATCAATAGGATACATAATAAAGTCTTGAATCTTATCAAGAGCAGTTTCAGCAAGCCAATATCGAAATGGATGTTTCGTTTTAGCAGTTTGCTTCCAATCTCGCCATTCTTTAGAAGTTCCGCATTCTGGTTGAGGAGTACCTCTTACCCAATTAGCGAATTTCCCGTTTGACCAATATCTGTTTCTCATATTATTCCGGTTTCATATAAACAAAATTACATAACATCATACAAGACCTATCAATCTTGACAACGCAATTAGATTTCTCTATCGAGAGTATTTTACCTTTAAAAGAGTTATAACAAATAACTCTCATTCCTACTTTAAATTCCATTATTTCTTAGAATAATTTGAATATGGACTTAGAACAGAAAGCAGAAAGAACGCTGCGGCAATATTCTCAAAATCATATTCAATATTTAATTGAAATAATGTATTAATAGACCAAATAAATCCACAAGGTATAATTATAATATATACAGCAAGTAAAATACCAAAAACGCCAAGACCAAGTTTCATATCACACCATTATAAAAGAAAAGTATCACACTGACGACCTTTGGGAAGATTTTTATGATGAGGGCAATTTTCTCTGTATATACAACCAGCAACAAGAGAAAATATCAATACAAAAAATAACGCTCTCATATATTACCACGTAATAGAAACATAATCTTCACCTTGACGGATTAGATAATATTTGACATTAAATCCTTGATCCTTGATAACTTTCTCTACCTTTTGCCAATCCGAAGAATTGCTTCTAGGTCCAAGCAACCAAATATAAGGACTATAACTTTCTTTGGTACATCTATAATTATCAATAATAAATTCTTTCTTACCATCTAATGCTGCATCTCTGATATCTTCAAATACATATCGGAGTTGCTCGTCAATATTATTAAAAATTGCTCGTTTTGTTAGTTCTTTCGCCTTTTCAGCTGTTATCATTATTATTCCTCATATTTCGCCATAGGTTGAATTATTAGATAATTTTCAGTTAAGAAAAAATTACCATAAGGTTGCCAACCTTCTTTGATATACTTATTTACGTCATCTTGCAATTCTGCAAAATTTTCAACCATAATAATTTTATATTCAACAATTTTAGACATATTACCTCACGCAATCATAGGTCCATCATTAGTTTCTTCAATTTCTTCTTTACCTTCATTAACCAAAGTTCCACCAATTTCTTCTGTAATAATATAAATCTTATTACCATCTTTGATTATATTATTGATAGGATAATGATTAAAAGATGTATAAACCAATACTTCGTATTCTTTATTGTTATTGGAATCATTGAAAATATTTTTCAAATCTTGGGAATTTAGAATCATATCTTTTCCATTACCTTAGTTCTTAGATATTCAATCAAAGTATCTGATAACTCATCGATACTTTCGAGAGGCAAAGTAGTTTTCCACTTATCTTGAGTTGCTGAAGGATTCTTAGCAGAACTCAACGTAGAATAAAAGTTAATATCTACATAATCAGGAATTGACGAATCTTTTATTTCAAAATAAAGATTATAGTTATTACCAGTTCCATCAACAGTTGTGTTCAGTAAAGTATTTAATTCTTTATTCATTATCAGTTACCTTTCTATATTCAATACAAGTAACTTGATCAACATTATTATTGTCAAGTATCAAAGATTTAGTACAATTCCATTCAGATTTTATAATAATATAACTGTTATCGTTAATCAACAAAAAAGCAACAAAAAGAGAAATGAAAAAACAAGCAATCGTAATAACAATAGTCTTAGCCATATCCATACTTACCTCGATATAATCACAGCATTTGCTTTTTCAAAAGAAAGACCTTCTTTTCCATAGGAAATATCAAAGGCATCTCCATGTTTTCCATAATACCATTCATCGTAAACATTTAAATAAATTTCTTTTTCAGATACACCAATATCTTCAGTATATCCACCTTCATATCCATTAACAACAACTATCGCTTCAGGATCAAATCCTGATAATACTACAATCAACTCTTTTACATTCATACTTTTCTTCCTGCGTGTTGGATTTCAGAAGGCAATAATACTTGATAATTTCCTTTATTGTAGGCTAGTGCAACAGGATATTTCTTAGAAACTTCTTTCTTATATTCTTCGTTTGGTTTTGTAGCGATATGATCCGAAGTAACCGAAACAATATTTCGGTGGTCGGTCGCCCAGTTTGGAATATCAAGAGATTTCAGCTTTTTCTTTTCTTTTTTTACCTGTAAATGTTTAAAACCCTTGCCGTACAGGTAAAAAAGGTATTCTTCAGGAGTTAGTTTAGGTTCACCAATTCGCTTTTGGTTTTTATTGAATACCACCAGACTTTCTAGATCTTTTTTTGTCAATTTCATATTAAAAAATCTCACAAAATTCAACTACAAAAGTATTATACCGTAAGAGCGGTACAAAGTAAAGTCATCGACAACCTAAAAGTTTCTTGACTCTTGTATTGATATCATTATAGATTTGGCGCTGATCTTTTGTTAATGAAATTGAATCATCAAGCCAATCCAAATCCCTTTTAATTTGATATAATTCATCATATATTTGTTCTAGAGTAAATTGCGAAACTTTATCTATCAAATACTTTTCCATAATGAACCTACTTCTGTATACAGACAGATTTTTCTACCATATCAATCTTAGAGATTTCCGATATAGCAAATTGACATTTATTAAGAGAACTAAATTCTTGGAATAGAATTTGCTTTTGACCATACCCCAGAGATAATACTAGCATCAATACAAACATATCAACCTCTATGTTGTTTCAACAATCGTAAATTCAAAACGAAATTTTCTACTGTTAGCGTTGTTATAGCTGATAATAGAATCAATCTCTCATTATCCGTACCTTTTGTGGCGTTAAATTTCTCATAAATTTCGCTAGCCATTAATTTAAAAGCATCAGATTCAGATATAGACAAATCAGCAAAATCTATAGGATATTCGTTAGAAGATTCTTTGGCCAATTCTGCTATGATATCAACACAATCTATATCTCTCATCAGGAGAATTCCCAATCTTCTGGATAATCAACCTGATGAACAAATTGAAACTTTTGTTCATCAGACCAAGAAGTTAAATAGGAGTTTTCCTTATCAAACAACTCTAGATATTCTTCATCAGAAATTCTTCTGGAAGAGACAATAGTTTCCCCAAGATGTAATTGAGAAAACTCCTGCTGAACCTCTTCCATAGAAACAGTATCTAAAGCGTGTTCTTCATTCTTACATTCCACAACGTAGTTCATTCGAAACTGCGAAATAGCAGTCACAATATATTTTGGCATAATACAACTCCTAATATTCCAATCGCTTTCTCAAAATAACAGAATCCGCCTTAATTTCATAAACTAAAACATCTCCTAGATGTAAATCTAACTCTTCACAAATCTCTTCAGGAATCTCTATTATAGCATAGCCCTCAAAATCATATTCGACTTTTCTTGTATAAATTTTATTCATTTTCTTTCAATATTTTCTGAACGTCTTTGTAGCATTTCCCACAATTACAGCAAAGTTGTAATTTATGGAATTCTCTGACAGACTTAATCTTATTACACTTAATAAGACTTCTCATTTTGGATTCATTTAGATTAGAACAAACGCAAATAATCATAAACGACTATTCAGAATATCCCATACTTTCTTGATAACTTTCGAACTCTTGATCTGAAACTCTACAAACATCACCATCTTCATCAACATATAAAACGCCTGCGTCCTCAAGAGAATATATGGCATTATCCCAACCTTTTTTCAAACCCCTATTATAGACATAATATCCATAAACCCCACCAGCAACACAAAGAGCAATAAAAAACTTAATTTCTTCCCAACTAATTTCTATTGTAACCATATTAGTCTCCTGGTTTATAAACTTCCTTAATATTTATTGTAGGTTGCTTATTGTATTGTTTACGAAAATGTTTAATGATATATTCTAATACCGGAAAATCCACACCAACAGATTTACAAATATAATAATCGTCAAACCCTGCTTGGACCAGTTGATCAACATCGTCAGAAATTGGCTTTAGAATTCCCATATTACCTCAATTTTGAAATTTCTAGTTTAACGTCTTCGATTGAAATATTATCAGTAGATACGGAATGTTCCGCATCAAGAATCATTTCTACCTTCGTTACTGTAGATTGTTTACCAATTTGGTAAGCAACCCAAGAATTAGCAAATATAAAAACTAACAGTAAAAAACCTTTCAATAAAGAATCAGTTTGTTGCATATTTTGCTCCTGTATATTGGGCTTTGATAGATCTTTCTATCGGATTAGAAGGAATTCCATCTCTATGAGCCGATTCTACAGCAACTTTAGCATGATCTTCAGAGATAAACCATCCAATGAAAAGGTTATCTACCATTGCTTTATACTTATCGCCATAAAGAACGATAGACCCAAGAATTCTACCGGCAGGGTCGTGATAATATCCGTTGGTCCAAGAATCCATAAACGTCTCCGATTATTGTAAGAAATATTATTATAAACTTGGAATGTGAAAAAGTAAAGTCGGATTTTCGTTGGAAGTCTAGGGTAATCCGCAACCTAGTTCACACATCCCAAGGCGCGAGAGGTGTGGTTATAATAAACTATTTATTCTTTTAATAGTATCTTTCCAGGATAGGTGATGAATACCAATTCCACCCATACTGTTCCAATTATCAATAGTAGATTTGGTATCATCTATCAAAATTCTTCCCGGTTTTGAATAATAATGCTTATACTTTTTTCCTGGAACGAATACCGGATGAAATGGTACATTATATTTCTTCAACCAAAACCCTTTTTGTGCTGACAATTCTTTTATGTATTCTTCTTTTGCGGTCGAAGTAAGAATACAAATAGGAATCTTGTGTTGTTTATGGATACCCTTTAGATACTCCAAGCCTTCTTTAAAATCCGGCATAGGTTCTAGAACAGCAAATTGTTTGTTTTCAATAAAATCATGAAATCGCTTTTTATGAAGTTTTTTACGTTTTGTATTAGAAGGATTATAATCTTCTTCCGGGTCCGCTTTATAGAGTTGAGCGTATCTTTTCTTGAAATCAGAAAGTACGCCATCTTGGTCAACAAAAATTTCACTTATCATTTTTGAGTAATTTTGATATTTTAAATAGATTTAATTCTGCGTAACTTAATTTCGATCTAAGTTCGCCATTAATAACAGTTCCACGGGAATCAAGAACTTGAGTTATTTGTTTGAGCAGACATTCCGTAAGAATTATCATTTCTTCTTTTTCAAAGGATTTCATATATTCACACGTAAAAAAGGAGGGATATTTGGTAATAAGGAATCCCTCCTGAACCTCACCTAACTCAAGCGGCTAGGGCAAATTTTGAATCATTTGCAATTATTGTATTTACTTCTTTGACCGGGATATCCCAATCCTAACGACTTCAGTATTGCCGAGCGCATATAAACTATTTACTACCACGTCGAAACTGATCTTCCCCATCAAAAGCATACTATTCATTAGCTCTTACTAGATATAAACTTGATCAGTTATTATATCGTTCGCTTTCTCGGTTATAGTAACCTTCCTAGTATGCTTTTGGTGGAGAAGGCGGGAATCGCACCCGCGTCCGCAATAACTTTCGTTTATATGTTTACGCTGTTATAAACTTTCAACAATTAAACCAAACAAATATGCGACGGACCCAATCATACCAAGAAAAAATATCAAAAGAATAGTTAATAATACATTTTTTGTTAAATCTTCTAGCATAATTGAGTCCCCGCAATAGTTTATATTAAACTATTTATATCAATTACCTTTTCGGAAGGCTCTATCAACTTTTGCTTCAAGTTCGCTCAGGCGAGCATCTTGAGTCGCATTCTTTTCAGCCATTGCAGTATGATCCGCTTCAACCGCACGCATATGATCTGTGAGTTGCTCTTGAACCGAAGGAGTAGTCGCCTTTGCTGCACAACCTACAAACATACCCATACTTAGCATTAGAATTACAAACTTCATAATATTACCTCATTTACAGCTTAACAAAACATCACCATTATTGGTGAATTTGGGTTGGAGTATCGTCTCGTGTTTAAGATCAATATTGATCTCCTATCCTCCGATTTAATCTTGCTCCGCAACGACAAGAATTCTAAGCGAATCTTTTGATAGGATGGCATTTCCCCTTGACGATTAGGGTTTGCGGTTTCTTTCCCTCACACTCCAATAATCTTAATGAATCCATTCTTCTCTTACGAATTCTACTGTTCCTCTTTGAATCAGTTCGTTTAAAATATCCAACTTCTCGTATTCTTCAAGCGCATTACTTTCTAATAATTGCCTAAGTTCTTTATCCGAAAGATTCTTGTATCCTATCATTATTATTTTCCAATATATTACCAAACAATGTATGTAATTTATTTATAGAATTCTCTGAAACTAACCAGACATACCTTATATTAGAAGAATACTCCAGAAAATCCCATGCATCTTTGAATTCTTGAAATTCTCCAATATATTCAACGTCGTTCATAGGAGTCAAAACATAATACTTTTTCATGTGAAGAATATAAATTTAACACAAGCTGCAATGATTACGATTCTATATATCAATTCTATAATAGCATCAAATAAATGCCCATAGAATTCGTAATCACTCATTCTCATGTTTAGGTTTCATTGGAAGTTTTAATCCATGTTGAGCAAAATCCATAAAAGATTGTAAATCTGTTACATTATATTCAACACCATCTACTGAACAATTCGGAACACTACCATCATTAAAAAAACAAGGAAGCTCGTACAAATACCAAGTGAGCCATCCGTATAAATCTTCTCCAAGAAGTTTGGTCAGGAGGAATTGGTTTTGGAAATAAAGAGAATCGGTATACTTATTTTCGTTTATAAACTCGCACAAAGAAGTATCGACTTCTCTTAAAGAAGACAGATATTTTTCTGATTCCTTGTGATAATTTTCAATATTAGTTACAATTTCTTTAAAATCTTCAAGATAAACTGTCATAATACTCTCCTATAAATCCCTATCTTTCATTGCAGAATGAATAAAAACGCAAGCAAGTATCAAAGCAATTACATATATCGCTATGCCAAATTGGATTAAAGTAACCAAGATAACACCATATAAAACAATAAACCGCCAATAACAAGCCACTGACCCCAAACAAAAGTACCAATTTCCTCTCTAATTTCGCCAGAGTTAATTGCTACAAAAATACAAACGAAAAAAATTAGAAACCACATAACAATTCTCAAAAATCAAAACATTCCTTAGGAATAAAGGCGTAATATTTGTTGGTAATTTCGTCGTCGAAAATCTTTACCTTTTCTGCAAAAAGAGATCCGTTGTTTAAAATGATATTTCTACGGCGGCAGAAAATTTCTGTTCTCAACCTACTCGCTTTCTTACCACCCTCATAGAACTTACGATAAGCATATTTTCGCATTTGGGTTTGAATATCCTTCTTTGGATTAAAGGTTACTATATCGAAAATTTCATATCGTGTACCACTAGTACCGGGAGTGGAATTTTGACCATGAAGAACAATAAACTTACACATAACATCCTCTTATCGTTGATTAGAATTATATTCTACCGTTGAAAATTAAAAAAGTAAAGTCCAACCAGATTTATGATCGCAATTCTTCACCCAAATATCTCTCCCTTTTGTATTACAAACAACAAATCCCTCGCGCTCAAACTTTCTCGTCCTTTCTTCTCCGAAATAATAAAAAATAAAAAATGTAATAATCAAGAGAATGTAAAACCTTACGAGGAATTTATCTTTCATACCTACTCTCCATAAAGAAGCATATAAACGTCCGAAGCAACGTCATGTTTAGGGTTATGTTTCCAAACGAGATTTTCAAAATCAAACCCTGGAATTTTACAATATCCTCCTCGAGAAGTTTCTTTAAGAATATCTATTGCAGTCCTAAAGTCCCGCCAAGAAGAATACCTAAACAAAGGTTCCTCTTTTAAAGAATATTTACAAAGGTGATCGCTAATGTATTGGTCAAAAGAACCTCTGATAAAAACAACACTTTCAGAATTGTTTGTTTTATCTTTTATGTAGGATTTAAGAACATCTATCCCTTCTTTAGCAGACAAATCAGAATCAGAAGGTTTGAATGAAATATCTCTAGTCAATTTTGGAACTTTGGTATTCCACCAATCCATGGTATCTTTGGATACTGTTCTTTTATATTTCTGAATTTGTTCTTTGACGTCAAACTTTACAAGCAAAGTATTTTCTACCAGGTCTTCATAAGAATATTTCTCGGTTTCATCAAACCAAAGTATTGCCGCAGATAATACTACGGCAGTTTCTCTGGTATCCAAAGTTTCAATGTCGAACGCAAAAATAATACACCCCCAAAATAATTATATATAAAACAAAAAAGGACTTTTCAATAACAATTTGATTCATAATTATCCTCAAGAAATGAAGTCAATGAATTTTTTCAGGAATATTCTGGTATTCACTCTATTACTCATAACTTTATGAAACTCTTTTGACATAGTTGTAACAGTTTTACTATCAAAACCATCTGATAATGATTCTTCTTTATTCAATAGATTACCCTTAACAAAATAGAATTTATCAAACTCAGACGGAACTTCAATACAATTATCTCTATTAAATTCCCTAACTTTTGATGCTCCATCTGCACCAAAACCAAAATAAGAATAAACATTACGTTTTAGTTCTTTGGCGCTTGCTAACCTAAAGGCAAACATTCTAAAGTTAGAAATTTGTTTTGTAAACTTAACACAAGCATTAGTTTCTTGAATTCTGTTTCTCGGTTTAATCAACAAGGTTTCTTTAGTTTGTTTGTCTCTAAAATAGATATTTAAAAATTCTGTTTCTATTGTATAATTGCGAGCATATCCATTCTGATTAACATAAAAACAAATACCATGAGATTCGCCATCTGTAAGGTAAATACTATTTACAATCTGTACTTTAGTCCTAGTTTGGAACTCTTCAACAACTTTCTTTGATAGAAAAATAGAATGATTCAATGGAGTATTACCAAGACTAAACCATTCTGGAGGATATACCTTTGGACCATGCGCACCTTCATAATGACCAAAACTGTATCCATCAAAATTCAAAAGACAATTACTAGCATATACAAATTCTGAATTAGACATTCTGGAAGAAAATACATTATACAACATTACTGGTTGCAAAATCAGTTCTTTTTCTTTGAATTTTTTATTCCTATTTGGATAATTAGTAGAAAACGCATACACTTCAAATGGAATATTTTGTTTTCTACAAAATATAAGCATAGTCAGCAATTGCTTAATGGTATCTTTCATCCAATCAACCATTGAACCAGACCAATCCAAAAAGAATACAAGTCCGTGACTTTGAGACTTTGGAATTGAAGTAGACCGTTTAAAGATATCTTCTGAAATCTTATATGAATACAATTTATTAAGATGAATATCTCCTGTTTTGGATACTTTTGCTTTCTTTCTGCCTTTGGCGTTCTTTTTAAGATTAAATTCTTTAATCAAATAAGACACTACAGTAGAATTTTCAACTTTAAACTTATTATACGCCGTTTGATCTAATACAAACGGCATTTGTTTTCTATTATACCAGTCGCTATAATAAGCTGTAGAGAAATAATTAGAAAGTTTTTTATACAAGACTTTATAATCTTCTACATATTCTGATATTTTAATATCAGGAATATCTACATATACAGAATCTTTACTAGATTCAGAATATAATTCCTCTTTTCTAATTTCTGCTTCTTCTTGAGTAAATGATTTTAGGTTACTCTGAATAAATTCTTCCAAAGAGCCTAATTCATCACCACCAATAGAATTAGGTAATGTGCTATTATAGTTTCCAGAATCACTAGATTCTGAGTCTTGTTCACCCTCTTCTGTTTCTCCAGATAGCGGGGCGATATTGTTAGTTATGGAATCAAAAGGTTCATAATCACCATAAGAAGGTTTGTTTTCACCCAAACCGTCTGATTCTTCTTCATATCTTTTTTCTAATTGTTCTTTAATATAATTTTGAATTTCCAAAGAAACATTAATAGTTTCTTCAAAGGTTTCTGTAGTTTCTACTTTATTCAGAAGGACTTTTTCTTCATCGTTGAATTCGATAAAAGAAAGGAATCCAATTTTACAGTAAAGGTTGATTTTATCAATCAAATTGAGCGAAGACAAGTCGTCTACTTTAGACAAACCAAAGAAATCAGAATTGGATAATTCTTTATATGCACGATAATAAATTGAACGCAAACCAGGATATTTCCGTTTAACCAACCTTTCAATACGACTATCTTCTACAACATTAACGATTGTATGATTTAAAGATTTTTTTCTACAAATTTCAACCCAATCAACAGGCGAATTGATACTATGACCAACCTCATGCGACAACATCAGGTCAAGGCAGTCTGTAGACAGGTCATCCTTAAACTTAGGCACAACAAGAAGTCTATTTTTGGTATCAAAAAACGCGCTTCTAACGCCAGACCTCTGCTCAACAAGTAGGTTCTCTTCAGACATCAAGCGAGCAAGGTTGGATTTGGATTCTGTAAGGTTCATAATCTTCCTCAAATTTACGTTACGAAATAATCATAGCTCACAACAAGAAAAAAGTAAAGTGAAAAATAAAGCTTTACTTTTTATTTTTTTAAAAATAGAATGAGTATGTACCCCGGTTGAACTATAGAATTTAGATAAATATTCTATTTTAGAAGTTCTTATAAATGTTAACTTATTCCATTCGTCATATTGATTTGAGCGATCAAGCATTTGTTGATGAATTTATTGCTTCTTTACATAAGGAGTTTTTTCGTTCTGATATTTTCGAAGCATCTACGCCTTTATCAATTCCTAATCATTATCATTTAGATCATGAGAGCAGGTTTATTCTAGAAGGAAATGCAACATTTATAATTGATGGTAATGTTTTTAATTGTTCTCCGGGAGATTATATTCAAATAGGACCAAAAGTGATCCATAAGTTTGAATATGACGGGGAATCTCCATTGAAGGTGATCAGATTTTTTTCTGAAGGAAATGTTTGGGAATCTTATTACGTTTAGGAGAATAACATGTTACCCGTTTTAATTATCGCTACATCGGTAGTATTTCTCATATTAATGGGAATATTAATGTTAACATTTTTTATCCCGTTTGTCAATAATATACTAGAAGAATTATTTAAAGGCGAATTTGCAGTATCCGTAATTGAAATGTTTTTGGTTGTATTTATATTCTTGACAATTATATTTGGCGGATTTGCTTTGTTAGTTAGTTTATTATAAATAATTCTATTTGGAGAATAATGTCATGACAGAATTAAACAGATTAAAAAGTGCATTAGGCAGTAAAGAAAACCTCGACGAAATTTCTAATTCTGTTAAATCTTCTTATGTCAAAAAAGCGATCAATAAAAACATAGAAGATTCAGGAAATCTTATCAAGAAAGGTAAGGATATGTCTAATAAAGAATATGCTGATGCAAATCAAAAACTTGATAAAAGAGATAAGAATATTAAAAAGGTAATTTCAAAATTGAGTAAGCCAGTACAAGAATCCAAAGACCCAAAAGAATACGATTATGAGGGTGAAATGGCGAAGAATGATCTGCATATCATTACGATGCACGCAGAAAGAATTGCTGAACTGTTGGATGATAACACTAATATGCCAGAATGGGTTCAATCAAAACTAACTCTAGCAAAAGATTATATGCAGACCATTTCTGATTATCTTTGTGCAGAAATGAGAGAAGATATGGATGAGGCTTGCTGGAAAGGTTATGTGCAATTAGGTATGAAAGAAAAAGGTGGTAAAACGGTTCCAAATTGTATTCCTACAAGTAAGGTTCCAAGAAAAGCTAAGATTAAGTCTGAAGATGTAAGCGAATCGTCTGATAAAACGCTTGTAAAAAAACGTATGCCAAAATGGTAGTGTAGTTGATATTTTTTTAACAAAAAAAGCGGAGTAAATCCCCGCTTTACTTTTTTGAAGTCTTGCGCTAGACTATAGTCTCTATTAAATTTTTGAGATTTTTATCATGTTTACAGAAGCAGAAAAGTCGTTCGTTTCTATTATTGAATCCAAGTTCGGTAAAGATTATGTAATTTCTCGTAAAGAAATTGACGAACTTTATTCAGAAAACAAACCCAATGTTTCTTATCCTTATTGGTTAACCAAAGAACCGTATAAGGTTGCTTGGGGTAAGTTTAAAGTTCCTTCTACTGATGATATCGCCGAAGTTATTATGCCAAACCTAAATCCAGTAATTGAAAATGTAGTACCAATGAAAAAACAAGTTCATGAAATGAAAGATTCTACTTCTTTAATACCTCAAAAAGATCCCAATTTTGAAAAGTTCGGTTTCTATACAGACCTGAAGAATATTATTAAATCAAAAAAGTTCTTTCCTATCTTTATTTCTGGACTTTCTGGTATTGGGAAAACTTTCTTGGTTGAACAAATTTGTGCAGAACTAAAGCGTGAATGTGTTCGTGTAAATTTCTCTGTTGAAACTGATTCCGTAGACTTAATTGGCGGACCAAGTTTGGTTGATGGTAATATTGTTTATAATGATGGTCCCGTTATTGAATGTTTAGAAAACGGATATGTATTACTGCTTGACGAAATCGATCGTTCAAATCCAAATAATATTCTTATTTTGAATGGTATTCTTGAAGGTAGAGGATTTTATAATCCAAAAACCAAAAAGTTCATTCAAGCGAAAGAAGGTTTCAATGTAATTGTTACAGCCAACTCAAAAGGCTATGGAGACGAAACTGGTAAATTCTTATCTCAGATTCTTGATTCTGCTTTTCTTGAACGGTTCGTTATTACTCTGGAACAACCTTTTCCTACTGAAAAAGTAGAAACAAAAATTCTCTCACATCATTTAGAAGATTCTGACTTTATTGATAAGTTGGTACGTTGGGCGAATGTTATTCGTAAGACTTATCAGAACGGTGGTGTTGATGAAATTATTTCAACCAGACGTTTGGTACATATTGCAGAAACGTATAACATATTTAAGAATAAATTGAAGGCGATTGAACTGTGCTGTTCAAGGTATGAAACCCATGTCAAAGAAAGTTTTTTGGATCTGTATACAAAAATAGATTCTGGAGTGAGTTTTGACGCTGACGGTAATGTTGTTGGTGAAGAAAAAATTCACCCAATGCCAGATGATATAGCTTTTTAATTTGATTAAACCCCTCGGAATTATAAATACTTAAAAATTATATTTTCCGAGGAGTTTATGTTAAGATTTATTCAATACCTAGAAGAGAAAAAATCTTCTTATGAAGACAAAAAAGATACTGTAAATATAAGTGATATTAGGGGTAAAATGCACGAAAACCTAGTTCATCATATATTGAACGGTGGAAGTCATTCATCCCCTGGATATGAAGCAGAACATGATATATTAAGGCAACATATTTCTGATGAAGAATATGAGCACGCTAAAAAAAGAGCTGCTCATGCAGCAGAACATATTAAGAAACATATTATTCAACCACATTTAGATTCTGGTAGAAAACTTTCAAGTATTACTAGAACTTCAAAAGCCGGAGAAATAGGCGAACATCAATCAGACAACCCGTCTGATTTGTTATTAAATTTTGACGACGAGAAAGGCGAAAAATCTCGTCATGGATTAAGTTTGAAGGCGTCAGCTAAAAAAGGGAAACAGGTTCCAGTATCAAACCCTGGTTTGGGTACTTTGAAGAGGTATAGTGGTGTAGATTCTGGTTCGGATTACTCAGAGTTTCATAATAATTTACATAATGCTTATGGTATTTCTGGAAAAAGTCAAGCGGAAAAAGAAAAGCTAATGAAATCTCACCCACAGTATAAAGACATACAAAAGCGTGGTGGGGAATTTTTAAAAAGTTCTGTTTCTGCTCACGCCGAAGGATTGCAAAAACATTTTGACGAAAATCCAGAAAACAAAACACATTTTCTCAGAAAAGAAGTATTAAGGTTGAATGCTTCTCATCCAGTATCAATGGTTACTAGTGGTGGAGAAGGAGAGAATGTTGGTACGGAACATAAAGATTCTTCGCATTTTGATCATTTATTAGGCGATCATTCTAAAATATCGCACAGAGTTTCTGGTAATTCTATTATTTTTAATCATGCAGATCATGGCGATTTTGCTAAAATGCGGTTTAAGTATGCTTCTAGAGTAGGTTCTCCAATAAAAGGTTCTGGAGAAATTATCAAACCGAAAAAGAAGTTACCAAAAATGTAACAAATACTGAAAAAGGGATGAAGCCATCCCTTTTTTATTGTCTGGCGTAAAAAACCCTTTACTTTTTTTGAGTCTTGCGGTAAGATATATTTTCTGCCCTAAATTATCGAGAGTTATATATGAAATATAAGAAAGTAATTTGTGATGGTGAAGAACTAAATGATTATTATGTTAGTGAATCTGGAGATTTTCTTTCTAAGAAAAGAGGAACTTTAAAACCACTTAAAGTAAATTTTACTGAAGATAAATATAACCCATACCCTAAGATTGGTTTGTCAATTAATGGAAAAAGTAAAACTAAGTCGGTGCATAGATTAGTTTGTGAAACTTGGAAAACCCCTCCTATACCGGAAGAATTACAGTCTGTAGATTGGGATAGTATTTCAGAAACAGATAGAAATATTTTGTTAAGGTTTGTCTCTCACGCAGAGAGATACCAAGTAAACCACATAGACCACGACATTATGAATTTTAATATTAACAATTTGGAATGGGTATCAACAAAAGAAAATCAGAATAAGTATCAAATTCATAAAGCTTCGCGTTTATAATTATTGAAATATCTCAGTGAGATTTATATTATGAAATTTTTTCGTACTTCAGTAGTTCCAGTAATTTGGCGTAAAACTGTAACTGATAAACTTATTCCGAATTTATATTCGGGTTTATCTTTGGACGTTAAGTATTGCCCTTCTTGTAAACAATATCACCCTAAAGTGGATTTCTATTTTGAAAGTAGGTCGAAGAAAAAGTTTCCAGAACAATTGAGGAGTATTTGTATTCGTTGTTTTGATAAACCTAAACCTTCTAATGTTGAATCTTCTTCACTTACCCTTGAAGACTTTTGGTGATCCATTTGACCTTCCATTGACGCACGGATTGAATCTTGT